CCCCTTCATGTCGACCTTCGCGCGCGCTTTAGCTGATACTTTCGGTTCTTCCTGCACTTATTCGGAGTGATAACAATGCCAGACCCGACCGGGAAGCGCCGTCGCGCCTCTGAGCTGGTGGGCCTCGAGGCGGTTACCGCCGAGATTGACGCCGTCGACAAGGACATTCGCAACGCTCAGCGCGACTCGAGCTGGACGGCGGTGTCCGCGCTGCGCCGGAACAAGGAAGTGCTCATGCGCCGCGCCGACGAGCTCCGCGAGGACCAGGCCGCGGAGCCGGTGGACCCGGCCCAGCTGGCCGAGGCATTGCTGGGCGCGGTGCCGGAGCTGGATGACGTGACGTTCGCTCGGCTGGCGGAGGCGGTGGACCTGCGCCGCGGGACGCGGGCGGCGCGCCGAGAGGTGGTCCGCTGACGGTTTCGCCGCTCATCCTGGCGTCCAGGGCTGCCCGCGCGCTTGCGGAGCGGAAGCGAACGCGTCCGGTGGAATACATGCGGTGGGCGCCGCTGCAATGGCGTTTCCTGGCCAGCCAGCGGAAGGTCCGCCAGATTCGAGCGGGCAATCAGGGCATCGGGAAAACGACACCGATGCTGGCGTTCGTCATCGGCGATTGCCTGGGGGAGCACCCGCTGAGCTACCAGCCGGCGGACGTGCTGCAGGAGGCAGCCGCGGCGGGGCTGCCCGGGCCGTATCCGCTGACCTGGTCGAAGCCGCCGGAATGGTGGCTGGTGTGCTCAAGCTGGTCGCAGTCGCTGGGCATCCAAGAGAAGCTATGGGAGCTGCTTCCGAAGGACCGACTGAGCGACCGGACGGTGTACGACCGGGCATCGGGGTTTGCGCCGACGAAGCAGCCAATCGTGGCGTTCCGCAACGGGGCGCTGATTCGAATCAAGACGGCGGGGCAGGACACGATCGACTTCGCAGGCGCGACGCTGCGGGGCGTGGGCTTCGACGAGCCGCCTGGGTCGCTGCGGATGTTCACCGAAGCGCTGATGCGGGTGGCCGAGATCGACGGCTATCTGCTGCTCAGCTACACGCCGGTAAACGCGGACACCAGCTACCTGCAGGAGCTGGTGGCGTCGGGGCAGCTCGAGGACTTGCACGCGCGCCTGACGGCGGATCAGCTGATTCCGATCGGCTGCACGGAGCCCCTAAAGACGAAGGCGGGGATCCCGAAGGACGATGTGTGGATCGCCGAACGGGAGCAGAAGGTTCCGTCGCGCGAGCGCGAAGTCGTTGTCCACGGCGAATACGATGCCGGGCCGGAGGGCGCCTACTTCGAGGGCGCCTGGGACTCGAGCCGCATGGTGCTCCACACCGACCCGCCGGGCATGCACCGTGAATGGCTGACGCTGGGCATTGACCACGGCGACCGGCCTGGAAAAGAGTGTGCGTACCTCATGGTTGTGACGCCGCCGGAGGACGAAGGGGCGGGGCACCCGCACGTCCACGTTCTGGACGAGTACGTGGCGCAGACGGGACAGGAGACTCCTGAGGACGATGCTCGCGGCATTTTGGCGATGTTGCGTCGACACGATCTGGCCTGGACGGATTTGCGGTTTGCGCTTGGCGACCGTGTCCACGCACCAGGGCGTGCGCAGCAGAAGTCGAACCGCGACCTGCAGGCGCAGATCGCCAAGCTGCTCAAGGTGCCATTTGACGGGCTGCGCCCGCAGGTGCTGACGGCGAAGCGCGGCGAGGGGCGCGGCGCGGGCTCGGTGGGGGTCCGGTCGCGGTGGCTGCACCATCAAATGGTGCGCGGCCTGTTCACGGTGTCGGCGCGGTGCATCCGGCTCATCAACGCCATTCCGCGCTACACTGGCCGGGACGATGATTCGAAAGACCCGATCGACGCAATCGTGTACGGTTGCGACCGATTGGTCTATGGCGGCTGGCGGTCGAAGCAAGCCAGCAACGTCAAGCTGTGGTAGGAGGCGCTTATGTTTCTTCGACACCTGCTTCCGCTTGATGTGCCGCCGCCCGTTTCGGATGCTGGCGACCAGCAGCGGATTGAGCATTCTCGCTTGCGCCGTCGGTTGATGTACGGGCTCGGGCGGGAGGACGTTCGGGACCGCATGCGGCTGGCGTTCGGGGCGTTGCGGTCAGACGTCATCGGTGAGCCAGACTTGTCGGGGAACCCGCTGCTGGCTGCGTGCACGGCGGTGGCGGCACTGTATGACCGCGATCCGGTTGTCACCCATCCGGTGGGCCCGGCGGCCACCACGGCGCTGGCCCCGCACCTTCGCACGCTGTGGCCGCTGATGCAGCGGGTGCAGCGCGACGCGGTGGCAATGCGCGAGATGTTGGTTCGCGTGGACTGGCGGGTGGACGCGGCGGGGACGCCGGAGATCGTGTACCGCCCGGTCCCGCCCGATATGGTGCAGATGCGTCACGACCCGGCGCGGCCCGACCATCCGCTCGAGGTCCGCGAAGCCGTCCGCGTCCGCGACCAGGTCGGGCGCGAGGAATGGGTCTGGGAGGTGTGGCGGGTTGCTGCGGATGGCACTGACGGGTACCACGCGTGGCACGACTGGGCGACTGATGAGGACGTGTCCGAGCGGTATGGCCGCATGGCTGAGACGGGCCCGACGTACCAGTGGAGGACGCTCGACGGCCGCTACGTGCTGCCCTACGTGCTGTACCACGCGGCGCTGACGGGGGCGCTTCTCGATCCGTACCACGGGTCCGAGCTGGTTTTTGGCACGCTGGATGTGGCGGTACTGTGGACGTACCATAGCCACATCATCCGCAATGCAGCGTTCGAGGTGCGGTACACCCTGGGCGCGCGCATTGGCGCCGAGCTTGACTATGGCGACACCGGCGGCGGGCCGCGCATGCGGGCGGTGGCTGATCCTACGGCGGTGCTGTCGGTGCAGCGGGACCCGGACTTCGACGGGCAGCCGCAGATCGGGGCGCTGGCTCCCAGCGCTGACCCGCTGGCCATCGCGGAGGCGATCGTCATCCGGGAGCGCCGGCTGATTGCCTTTGCGGGCTTGAGCCCGGCAGACGTGCACCGGACGTCCGGTGACCCGCGCTCGGGCTACAGCCTGGCCATCACGCGCGACGGCCAGCGCGAGGCGCAACGCCGGTACGCTCCGGTGTTCTCGCCGATCGACGAGGAATTGATGGGGCTGTCGGCGACCGCGCTGCGGCTGGCCGGCGGGCCGGTGCTCCCGGAGGTTGGCTGGTCGGTGCGGCACCAGCTGCTGCCGGCGTCGCCGGAAGAGCGGGATGCCGAGCGGCGCGAAGTGCTCGAGCTTATGGCGCAAGGGCTGATGGGCCGGGCGGAAGCGCGCGCGCGTCTGACCGGTGAGTCGATGGAGCAGGCAGAGCGAATCTTGGCCGCGCTGCGGCCGATGATGGGGGCGTGATTGGCTGACGAGCAGCAGGAAGACCCGATCGAGGCCGCCGAGAACATGGCCGCCGCCAACGGCAACGCAGCGTTCGCCGAGCGTTTGCGGCATCAAGCGGCGCAGATCCGCAGCGCGCGCGCGGAGGCTGCCAAGCTCCGCGCCGAGCTGGACGGCGTCAGCAAGAGCCACGTCCCGATGACAGAGCTCGAGAAGCTGCGCAGCCAGATCGAAGTCGAGCGCGCGTCTTGGTCGGCAGAGCGGGCGGTGTATTCGATCGGCATCACCGACCCGCAGGCGATCAAGGTGGCGCAGCTGTTCCACGCTGACCTTCCCGAAGCCGAGCGGCCGCCGTTGGCCGATTGGCTGAAGGGGCTGCAAGCCGAGCCGAGCAAGGCGCCGAAGGCGTTGCAACTGTACTTTGGCGCTCCGGCGTCGACTGACCAGCCGCAGGGGAATCAGCGGCGCGCTGCTGCTGCGCCGCCGGTGGCGGCGTCGGTGGCGACGACGACGACGGGCGCGACTTCGGGCGAACTGTCCGCTGAGCAGATTCGCCAGATCCAGCAGCGCGCGCGCGAGTCCGGGGACTGGGCGGAGTGGGATCGGTACTTCCCTCGGAAGTGACAACCAGGGCGGACCGTGGTAGCGTGAAAGCAACGTCTACCACCTGGCACCGCGAAGCCGGCGATACGGGCGCAACCTAGCCAGGCCAGACGAACGAGCCGAACATGGCCAACGAGATTCTGTACGCTGGCGTTGCGGACCTTCGCACCGCCGAGATCCTGTCCGGTGAGTACCTTCGCCTGCTCGCGGCCCGCGAGTCGCTGCCGCAGCACCCGGCGCTCGTGTACGGCGGCGATGCCGCTGGCAGCGGGTCGGTTGTGGTCAAGATCCCGCACCTGGGCCTCGACGGCTACGACCTTCCGTCGTCCGTGGCGGACGGCGCGGCGATTGCGAACACCGCGCTGTCCGACGGCTCCACCGCCATCACGGTGGCGCGGTACAGCAAGGCCTACGAGATCAGCGACCTCGCGCGCCTCTCGGACCGTGGCCTGCTGTCGCCGCAGGCTTTCGCGCAGGACGCGGTCGTCTCGTCCGCCGCGCTGCTCGTCTCGCTGGTGGCGCCGCTGATGTCGGGCTTCTCCAACTCGGTTGGCAGCACCGGCGTGAACCTTTCGATCGCCGACTACTTCGCGGCCATCGGTCAGCTCGAGGTCTCCAACGTCCCCGGGCCGTACCTCGCCATCCTGCACCCGCAGCAGGTGTCTGACCTCCGGGCGGCGATCGCCGCGTCGTCGGCGGGCGCGATTCAGTGGCTGCCGGAGTCCCAGGAGCAGGTCCGTCTGCTCGGCAACGGGTTCCGCGGTACCTTCGGTGGCGTGCAAATCTTCTCGACCACCTACGTCCCGACCGTCGCGGGCGGCGCGGACCGTGGCGGCGGCATGTTCGGCAAGGGCGCGGTCCTCTGGGCCGACGCCAGCATCCCGGCTTCGAACAGCTCGGAAGAGCTGATCATCGGCGGCAAGGTGCTCTTCGAGCGCGAGCGCGACGCCAAGTCGGGCCTGACTCAGTACGTGACCCACCGGTACGTGGGCGTGGCTGAGGGCATCGACGCGGCCGGCGTGCAGATCGCCACCGACGCCTGATTCTGACTCGATCACGGAGGTTCCATTGTCTCGAGCGACCCGCCAGCAGCGCCAGATCGAACCGGAAGCGGACGGCGGATTCACGCCGCAGCTCGACGGAGTCGGTGACACGGCTCCGGCGCATCCCATCGGTGTCGGTGTGGTCTCGCTGCTTCGGTGGCATCCCGAGCGGTGGCACGTCATGCATGGTCGGCTGATTCCGCAGACCAGCGGCTTCCCCTTGCAGGCGGGCGTCAACAACGTCCGCCGCAGCCGGGACGGTCGCTGGTTGATCCGCGAGGCAACGGCGCAGGCCGCCGAGCGCGGATGGCGAATCATCCCGACCGATGTGGACGGGCCTGGCACTTCCTACTTCGCCGATTCGGCCGGCACCTACCGTTGGCAGAAGCGTCACCCAGGCTCGTCGGTCGTTGCGACCGACGAACGGGCGTACGCGGCCTGGATGGCTGGCTTGATCGAGCGTGGCGTGATCGAGCCGATTCGGCCGTACGTCGCCGAACGCATCGCCGAGCAGCTGCGGCAGCAGGTTGGCCAGGTGTCCGATCAGGTCGCCCAGGGGTCGCCCAGCGCGGTCCCGCTGCTCGAGCGCCTGCGTGCAGACCTCGGTGTCGTCGAGAAGACGCTGGCGGGTGCTGCATGAGCGACCGAGACCACCAGTCCCGCGCTCAGTCCGAGTCGCGGATGTACGAACAGATGCGCCAGTCTGGGATCACCCACGATGCCGCGCGTGAGGCCGCCCGCAAGGCGTCCGAGACCGTGCACCGCACCGTGGACCGGACGCACTCCGATACCCACCGCAAGCCCGACAAGGGCTGAGAGGTCACAATGTCCATTTCCCGCATGATCACCGCCGCTGGTACGGCGGTCTCCAACACCACCACCGAGACCTCCCTGGCCTCGTGGGCCGTCTCCGCGAACGAACTGCAGCCGAACAAGCTGTACCGCGTCACCGGCGCGATTCGGTCGACCGCGACGAACAGCACCGACACCCTCACCGTCACCATCCGGTGGGGCACCTCGTCGACCATGTCCTCGAACACCTCGGTGTTTGCGACGACTGCGGTCGACCAGGCCAACGACGATGTGGTTGTGTTCGCGTTTGATCTGCACGTGCAGACCGCCACGCGCGTCGCCGTGTCGGGCTTCATGACCGACGCTGACGCTGAAGGCAGCAAGCTGCTCGGCTCGGTCTACCACGTCCTGACGACCGCAAAGGACACGGCCTACCGGCTCGACGTGACCGCTACCTGGTCGGTGGCGAACGCTGGCAACTCCTGCCAGGCCGAAGCCTTCACCATCGTCGAGATCGTCTGATGGCACTGGCGACCCGCTACAGCACGGACTTCCGTGTTGCGGATCTCATCCGCCGCGGCGTCACTACGACGCTGCGGTGTGCGATGTACCGCGGCGGGTCGCTGGTCGCTCCGGTGTCCGGGACGGTGTCGATCTACGATCAAGCCGGGACGGCCATTGTCACTGCGGCGGCGGTTGTCGTCGCCGATGGCGTCGCCACCTATGACGTGCTCGGGACGACGACGGCGTCGCTGCAGCTGCGCGAAGGCTGGCGGGTGTCCTGGTCGCTGACCATGCCTGATGGCGTTGTTCACGTAGCAGAGAACAACGCCATTTTGGCGCGGCACGTCCCGCACTGCCCGGTGTCCGAGCGTGACATTTGGTCCCGCGTGCCGAGCTTGCACCCCGACTCTTCGGGGCGGATCTCGACGCGCCGGGACTACTCGACGACGATTGACGATGCGTGGGTGCAGATCCAAGACGGCCTGCTCAGCAAGGGCCGCCGGCACGAGCTCGTCGTCACCGCCACGCAGCTCCGCGAAGTCACGCTGCTGCTGTGTCTCGCTTTGATCTTTGAGGACCTTGCCGCCGGCATGCAGGACGGCTCGGCGATGCGGCTGTCCGCTGCCGACTACCGCCGCCAGTACGCCACGATGTGGGCGCAGCTGTCGTTCGACTACGACTCGGACGATGACGGGACGCCCGACACCCGGGCGTCGGCGCCGCAAACGGTGTGGTTGTACGGCGGTGACCGCCGCGGGTACCGCTGATGGCGGTGTCACCGGCGCTGATTCGCTCGACACTGCGAACGCACCTGGAAGGCGCGGCGCAGGGCTGGACAGAGCTGGCTGGCGTGCCGGAGATGCTGGGCATGGACCCGCGCACGCTGCTGCACCTCGGATACTCGGTGGCGGTGCCGAGCTCAACCACGGTCACTCCTGACCGGCAGGCGCGCGGCGGCATCCACCGCGGCGCGGTAGTCTCGACTGACATTGTGGTCCGGTGGTCCTACCGGCTGCCGGTGGACGACCAGCGCGCGGGGTACGATGCAGCGTTGCAAGCCGAGCAGGACCTTTGCCGGCTGGTGCTGTCTGTCCCGGGCGAGGACCAAATTCTGCTGCGTTGGACGGGCGCGTCTCGAGCCCCGACCGGCGACGGCTCCCACCTCACCGGGCAGCTTGAATTCGTCTGCCTCCACACCTACGACCTGACCGCGGAGTGACACATGGCCGCCCCTTCCACGTACGTGAAGAACGCAATCCACGGCGCGCTGTCCCTTGCGGACGGCACCGGCACTCCGGTCACGCTGACCGTGAGCTACGACAAGGGCGACTTGCAGCTCAATGGGCTCGGCGCTGTGCTCAATGACCTGGTGCACATCAGCCGCCGCGGGAAGTACGTGTCGAGCGCCCACGGCGCGCGCCGGTACCCCACCGTTTCGTTCTCGATGTTCGCAACCAACGTCGTGGGCTCGTCGTCGTCGGCTCCGGGTTCGGTCACCGAATTTCTGACCGGCAAGGGCGCCTACTCGGCGAACATCAGCACGCTTGGCAGCGGGCGCCCGATGGCGGTCAAGCTGACCCTGACCATCGAGGGCAGCAACTTCGGCGACACTGCCGACGAGACCATCGTGATGAACAACGTGCTGGTGGAGACCATCAACTTCAACGAGGCTGAGGACGGAAACACCATCAGCTTCGAGGGCACGGTGCTCGGGTCCGTGGTTGTGACGAACTCGACGAACACCGTCACCTACAGTGAGGTTGCCTGATGGCGGATCGCCTTGCCGGTGCGGATGTGGAGCTGGTGCTGCCGGCGTCGTTTGCGGAGCGGATCGACGTTGTCGAATGCCTCCGCGACGGCTCGCCGCTTCACCGCGTGGCAGCCGCGGCGCTCGGGCTGTGCTGGCCTCGCATCCGGCGCAAGCTGCCCTATCGCGGCAAGCTGCTCGACTACGGCGGCCAGGTCATCGACCTGCTGCTGCGCGAGGGCGCCACGATGGATGAGGTGTACCCCGTCGCGGCGAAGGCGCTCGAGGTTGTGGCGCAGTCTCAGCTTCCGAGCCAGGCCGGAGTCGACGCCGCCCTGGGAAACTCCGCGGCCCCCTCGTCGGGGGCAAGCAGCGGCTGACAATCGACCGCATGGTGCTGCGAATTGAGCGCGACCGGGGTTGGCTCCCGGGGACGTTTGCGGCACTATCGGTCGAAGAGCAAGAGCGTCTGCTCGCGTTTGAAGCCGTCGAGGGCCGGGGGGTCGTGTGAGCTACTACGTCGGCACCGGCAAGAGCAAGGCCCTGATCCAGAACGACCTGGAAGACATCCAGGGCACGATCGACAAGCTGCTGCCGGGCGCTCGCAAAGTGCTTGAGCGCGAGGCGCGCGAGGTGTACGACTACGCATGGCAGCGATGGCCGGTGCGGACGGGCGTGTCTCGAGCGGGCCTGACGTGGGGCGTGCTGATCGCGCCAGACCTGTCGATGATGCGTGGGTTCGTGGCCAACGGCGTGGACTATGCGCGGTTCATCAAGTCGCCGCAGGTGAAGACGGGGACGGGTCACGCCATGACTGAGCTGCTTCGCAAGCCGGTCGCGGAGCGGGCGGATACCATCGCCGCAGAGCTCGGGCCGCTGCTGAAAACGGCGATGGAGTGACCAATGGCGGACATTGACATTGGCTGGAAGGTCCGCCTGGACGACTTGCAGAAGCAGCTGCAAGCGTCCACGAAGCTGTCCAACGACGAAGTCCGGCGCATGGTCACGTCGCTGGGCTCGCAATTCAAAAAAGCGGAAAGCGAGGCGACGAAGGCGGCGAAGGCTGCCGAGAAAGAATGGTCCAAGAGCATGGACAACCTCAAGGGCGTGGCCGAGAAGTCTCTCGGCATGCTCGGGGGGCCGTTCGCTCAGCTTGGCGAAGTGGTGTTCGACCTGGGCGGGAAGATCAGCGGCACTTCCGGGGCGGTGGGCACGCTCGGGGTGGCGCTGGGCGCCAGCGCTGCAGCGGCGGGTGTGCTTGTCGGCGGCACGATCGCGCTCGCATCGGCGGCCAGCGAGGCGACGATCCGCTTGCAAGAGCAAGGACTTGCGGCGGAGATCCCGCCCGAAGCCATGCTAAGCCAGAAAGACTACACGGACGCCATCAACGGCCTATACACCCAGGTCGACGTGCTGACGGTGCAGCTTGGCGGCCCCGCGATGAACGCGGTAGCGAACCTGAGCTACGCAATCGTGGGGCTGACCAACAATCTCGGCGCGATGATTGACCCGATCGTGTCCGCTTTTTCGGCGATCGGCGCCTTTAACCGAATGATGTACGAATCGAAGATCGCAACCGTGGCGACCTTCGGTGCGAACAAGCTGTACCTCGGTACCATGTTCGCAATTGTTGATGGCTTGAGCAGCCAAGCCGACGAAGGTCGCCAACTCGTGGCGCAGCGACAGGAAGAAGCGGCTGCTGCAAAGCAATCGACAGAAGCGGCGAAGGGTGAGGCGGCGGCTCGGGCGGTAGCAGCGACCGCCACGCAGCGGCAGACTCAGGCGAGCAAGGCGCAAGCCGAACAGCTCAAGCTCGAGGCCGAGATTGCCGCCGCTGTGGCCGGCGATCTCCAATCGTACGAGCAGAAGAAAGCCGATATGCGGGTGGCCAACTACGAGAACGAGAAGGCGTTTGAAGCTCAGCGAATGGCCGAGGCGGAGGCACGGCACCAGAAGCAGCTGCAATTCGAAGCCGACTCGAAGGCCGCCTATGAAGATGCAGTGGAAGCCGCCAAGACGATGGCGCTGGCCCAGGCTGATGCTGTTGCCGGGTCGCTTGGCAACTTCAACGAGCTGGCAACTGCTGTGTATGATTCTGTTGCCGAGAAAGGCGAGAACGCTACCGAAGCGGAGAAGCGCGCCGCGCGTACGGCCTTTGCCATCAGCAAAGCGCTGTCCGTCTCTCAAGCCTTGATTTCTGGAGCAACGGCCGCCATCACGATGGCTGCCTCCCCGGCGTTTGCGTCGATGGGGCCGTTCGGCCCCGTGTTGGCGGCTGCTTCCGCAGCTGCAGCGACCGCCGGCGCACTGGCGCAAATTGCGTCCGTCAAGCCGCCGTCGTTTGCTCGAGGCGGCATGGTTGACACCGACCCTGACCACCAGCTCATTCAGGCTCGGGCGGATGAAGCGGTCCTGACGGGCCGCGGAGTCCGAACGCTGGGCGGCCCGGACGCTGTCGAGCAGCTTAACCGCGGCATGGCCGGCGGTGCTGGCGGGCAGACCGTGGTAAACATGTACGTCGACGGACGCCGGCTGGCGTCGTCGTCGGTCAACGAATGGGGCTCTCTGCTGTCCGGTCGCCCGCTCGGGCGGCGGCCGGCGTACGGGTGACGGATGGCGCGTCTCGGAAACGACCTGGCAGCGATCGCGGTACCGCCGTCCGGTCTGTATGACGCGCTGGCGGTGAACACCGCTACCTCGACGACGAGCAGCTACAGCCAGGCCGGTTTCGACCCTGGCGACGCTGAAAGCGAAGACGAGTACGTCAAGATGGTGCCGCTGCTCAGCGGGCAGCAGGTCGCCGACCTTGAGATCGTGTCCCTCGTTTCGGGCATGCCGATGCTGTCGATCGTCGGTTCGGCGCAGCTCGGCTGGCGTTTCGCGGGCGACCCTGCCGCATCCACGCGCGGCTGGATTGCGCCGAACTGGCTTACGGGCGTTCTGACCTACGAGCACACCACATCGGGGTCGACCAGCTACCCGACCTGCGGCATCGTGACGCATCCGCAGTCGCAGAAAGTGGTCGCGGCCTACAAGTCCAGCTCGGCGCGGGTGGCGCGCACTTATGACCCTGGCGAACACACGGTCACGCCGAACCAGAAGACCACCGCTGCTCGAGAGATTCGGGCGGACTGGGATCCGTCGGACGCGATCGTGTGCTACCCGACGACGGGCCGGATCGTGTGCATCGCTGCAAACCGCGCCTATCGCTCGGACAACGTCGGTCACGATTGGACGCTGCACTCAAGCGGCGTGTTCGCCACCGAGATTGACTGGCAGAACATTGACTACGCTCGCGCCGCGGCGTCGGCCGACGGGTCGGCGCTGTACCTCGGAGAAGAGGAAACGTCGGGCACAATCTACCAGGGCGTCAGCGTGGATGGCCTCGCCACGGTGGAGCTCGTCGGCAGCTGGTCAGGCGAGCGGCCGTCGGTGACGGCGCTGCCTGGCGGCGGATATGCGGTGGCCTGGATCGCGGACACAACCGACTACCCGCGGTGCGTGCGGCTGGCGTCTCCGTGGCAGCCGGTCGGCGATGTGGAGTCGGTCGTCATTACGTCGACGGCCTGCGATCACGTTGCCCTCGTGGCCGACCCTGACGGGATGCTGACGGCCTACTACTCGCCGTCCGGGGCGCAGGGCCAGATCCGTATGTCGGTGTCACTTGACGGCGGCGCCACCTGGACGGCGTACACGGAAGGCTGTCTGCGGTCGCTGTCGACCGACCGCCCGCTGGTCGAATACGTGGCAGCCTACAGCGCGGGCGCGCACATTCTGGCGGGGCAGTCGTCGGCGGACACCGCGACCGTGGATGGCACGCTGTGGATCTACCGGCTCGGGGGCTACTCGACGCTGGTCCCGTCAATCCCGGGCTGGACAGTTGCGCGCGATTTCACCGCTCGAGGTGGTACGGGTTTTTCTTCGGGGCAGAGCAACTGCAGCTGGACGCCGATCGAATTGCCGGGTGACGCGTCCTGGACGGCGGCGGGGACGGCGACGCAGAGCCTGACGATCGACGGCGTTCGCATCCAGGCGACGGCTGGGCAGACTCGCACTTACGAGCGGGACATTGGCGCTACGAGCTCCACCTCGGTGTGCGTGTTCGAGGTCGTTGCCGTGCAAGGTGGCGATGTGACCACAAACGAGATCGCGCTGAAGAAGCGCGTCTCTGATGCCAGCAACGAGCGCGAGCTGGTCATCGCACTTGAGGACGATGGGTCGGTCCGAGCGCGCGATGGCGTTGCAAACACGACGCTGGGCACGGTCACGATGGACCCTGACACCATGCTGCAGATCATGGTGCAGGTGTCGACGAGCAGCGCGATCAACTCCGGCGCGTGGGTCCGCTACCCATACCAGTCCAAGTGGACCGAGATCTGGACGGGTGCATTGGACAACGACACGGCAACGCCGGCTGGGACCAGCCGCCTGCAGTGGGGGCACATTTCAGCGAGCGCTGCCAATTCGGATTCACGGTGGCGCCTGGTCTGCGACACGGAAAGCACGCAGCTGGGGTATGGCATCGCGCACCCGCAGGCGCTGGGACGGCCGGTCAGCGCGCGCCCGTATCCGCTGGCCATTGAGGCCGGTCTGGGCTCGGCTGGCGTGTCGAGCGGGGACTATCTGCCCCTGTTCCTGAGCGCCGCCGGAGGGCCCGCCGCGCTCAAGGAAGTGTGGTCCATCGCGCGCCGGCCGACGCACCCGGTGTCCAGGCTGTTTCCGACCGAATCGCCGTCGCCGTCCGAGCCGTGGCGGTCGACGGACAAAAGCGAACAGCTGATCGTCTTCGACTTCACCCGCAACCGGTGGCTGGGTGACCAGCTGGCGCTGGTCGCCATCAACGTGAATTTCCGCGCGGCCGACCTGCAATACTACGACGGCGCGGCGTGGCAGACGCTCGGTTCGCTCGACCTGGCTTCGGGCTTCACCTCGACGACGGGCACCATCAGCGGCGTGTCGATGGTGCCCGCAGCGGCGACGTCGGCAGGCGGGCGGTACCTGCAGGCGGGGGAGCTCGTCGACGGGTACGCGGTGATCGACACCGGCTCGCCGGTCGTCACGAAGGCCCGCCGCATCAGCGGCCAGACGGCGGGGTGGTGGCGATCGGGCACCGGCCAACCTGAAGCACGGCTGACGCTTGAGGGCATGGATGGCACGGAGAACACTGCGACGGCGGCCATCCTGGTGGCCCGGTCGGGGGTGCTCGTCGTTCACCTCGGTTCGCTGGTAGCGTACCGCCGCTGGCGCATCCGCATCCCGGCCAACCAGGTGACGCCCGATTCTCATTATGAGGCGGGCCTGCTGTCGGTCATGCGGGTGCAGCTGCTCGGCTCGGCGCCCGCGTGGGGCTGGTCGCAAGAGACGGCGCCGAACGTGTCCACCTCGCGCGCGAGAAACGGCGCGACGACGGCGTCTCAACTCGGGCCAGCCATCACGACTTGGACGATGGATTGGGCGGATGGCGTTGACCTGAAAGCGCTGCGCAGCGACGGCTCGGCGGTAGACTGGCAAGCGCCGTCGGGCGGGTACACGTCGGGCGGCATCACTGCGGAGGACGTGGGATGGGTGCTGCGCGGCATCCTCGAAGAAACGGACGCGGGAGCGCACCCGGTGCTGGTGCTTGCCTCGGTGCCCGAGACGAGCGGGACGACCATCACGGACCGCACGCTGTGGCACTATGGGCGCCTGACCAGCTCCGTGCGCCTCGATCACCTGCTCGGAACTGAGGGCGAGGCGGAAGTCGTGCGGGTGGCGTCACTCTCGATCGTGGGGATCCCGTGACGCACTGGTTGCTCGAGATGCAGATTGGCGGGCGGATCCACCGCTACGCCCAGCAGCCGCTCGAGGTCACCGACGCGCGCGGCGCGGTGTGGACGTATGCCGCTGGGCTCGGCGATGTGGAACTGTCGGTGGCCGCGTCGTACACCCTGGGCGACGCATCGGCGGATGTGGAGATCACCAGCGACGAAGACTGGGGCCGCATTGCGGCGCTGGGCGTGCCCCTTGACGGAGGCCAGGCCGTGCTGCGCCTCTGGCGAGAGGGCACGCTCCTTGAGCGCGCGCGCGTCATGCTGCGGGGGCGGGTTGCGCAGCCGACCTATGGGGCGGTCGGCGAGCCGCTGACGGTCATCGTGCAACGGAGCCTGAGAGGACAGGCTTCGCAGATTCCACATCCGCGAATGTCAGTGGATTTGGAAACCTGGACGGAACCCGCCAAGCCGGCCATCGGGCTGACGTACCCGGTGGTCATCGGAGCGCCGGGGCACACGGAGTCGGCGACGCCAACGCCATGCGTTCCGGTGCCTCAAGTGCTGTGGATGAACGAGGCTCAGGAAGAAACGGAAACGTTTACCGGGATCGCCGAGCTTGATTGGAACTGCCCGGTCATTGACTTGAATTACGCGCCGCTAAGTGCACGCGTGTTTCATACTCCGGCAGGCGATACCGAGTATGAAATGCTGAAGAACGTGGACTGGCGGATCTTCTTTGATGCCCCGGTGACGGCGCTGCAGCTTGCGAACAATGGTCAACTGGTGTTGACCGATCGCTGGATGGGAACGTCAGCAGACACGGTCCGAATCGTCTACTGGTACATCGTCCCGGCTACGTATGAGGGCACCCGCTCGACGGTGGCGTGGATCGGCGGTCACGCCACGCAGGTCCGATTCGAGGTCATGCCGCCGATCGGAACCGAGCTCAATGGACCGTTGATTACCGATCAAACGGTCACGCCTACGGTCGACTTGTTGTCTCAGCCGGTCCAGGTTGTGAACCGAGCGTACCCGCTGCCGGGCGGAAATTACTTTCAGATTGGCTCGCCTGACGACCAGCTGTACGTTGGATTCCGCGACGACGGCGTGTACGGTGGCGGCATCAAGTACCGCGGAAACGAGCTGCTGCGCGGCGCTGGCGATGTGCTCGACTACATGCTGTCCAGGTACTACTCGGGGCAGGTGGACGCTGCCCGCATGGCGGCCGCTCAGCAGTACCTCAACAGCTGGAAGATTGACGCGTGGATCGAAGAACCCGTCAACGTGTGGGACTGGCTGCAGTCTGAGGTCCTGCCACTGCTGCCGGTGGAGATGCGCGAGTCGCCAGACGGGATCTACCCGGCGATCATCCGGTATGACGTGACGGCGGTGGACGCCCGCGGGCGGCTGGTTGCAAACGAGAACGCGGTGCGGGACTCGGCGGTGTCGTATACCTCGGGCGAGATCATCAACGAGGTGATCATCAAGTACCGCCCGGTGCGCGACACGTGGCAGGGCCAACGGACGCTAACGGCGCAGGCTGAGAAAGTGTCGATCGGCCTGCCGAACCAGCAGCTGGGCGAGGCCTGGTCGACCAACCAGCCGGGCTTCTACGGCTCGCCTGACGAACGGGTGCTGGGCCACCAGCGGGCGGCATTGAGCCAGGCAAAGTACGGCCTGAAGTCAAAGGAAGTCAAGGCCGCCGCGCTGTGGGATACGGCGTCCGCCATCCTGACGGCCACCTGGATGCTCGATCGGTATGCCCTGTCTCGCCGCCGGATCCGATACCGGGTTGAAGAGGACCGGTGGGATGTGGGCGATGTGCTCCTGGTCACCGACGCCGATGTGCACTTGACCGATGAGGTCGCCATCATCACCGATGTGACGCCGGAGCCGGGTGGTGATTTCACGCTGGACCTGGTGCTGGTGGAGAGCTGACGCCGTTCGGGCTATGCTCCCGGCGGAGGTCCGATGGCGGGCGAGCTCCACAACATGGTGCCGGCGCGGTTCGACCATGAGCTAGTCATCGGCGACACCTACCGTGTCGAGCTGGTGCTCGAGGATGAGGACACCGGCGCCGCCATCGACCTCTCTGCGGTCACGGCCGGCACTGTCAAGCTGCGCACTGAGCCGGGCGGCGTGGTGCTGTTGACGCCTTCGGTGTCGCTGACGGACAAGGCCATCGGCAAGATCGTGTGGTCCAGCCCGCACACGACGACGGATGACTTGCAGCCGGGGACCGCGGTGTACGCGCTGCAGCTGGTCTCGGACACCTACACCACGGTGGTGGAAGGGCGGGTCGTCATCCGCCGCGCGGCGGTGGTCTGATGGCGACCACGCGAGCGGTGGTCCGGGTCAAGCGGGTGCGCGCCGTGGTGCGTGGCTCGCTGGTGCAGGTCGGCGGCGGCGGCGGCGGGATTGACGGCATCATCATCGAAGAGGGCGGCGTCCAGGTTGCTGCCGATGTGACGACCCTCAACGTCACCGGCGATGTGACGGCGACCGATGATGGCGGCGGGGTGGTCACGCTCAATGTGACCGGCGGCGGCATTGCTGGCGTCATCCTTGAGGAAGGTGGCGTCCAGGTCGCCACCGATGTGACGACCATCAACATCACTGGTGAGGCCACGGTCACCGACGATGGCGGCGGCGTGGTCACGGTGGACGTGACGGGAGCGGGCAACGGGTCCACCGGTCCGGTGCACACGGTGCCGCTGGCGTCTGCGTTCTCGACGACGGTGGGGACCGGGATCACGCTGACCGACACCACGGCCGCGCTGATCCTTCGCGCGACTGGCCACGGCGCCTCGTTCGATGTGCAGCTCGCTGTGCAGTCCGCGCCGTCGTCCCCGTGGGTGCGGTATTTCCGGTTCGAAATGAACCCGGTGCAGAAGCAGTACCTGTATGGGGGCTTTGCGATCCGCCGTTCGTCGTCGGGCGCGTTCGTGCTGTGGAGCCTGATCCACACCGGAACGGCGTTGGAGCTTCAATACAGCGAGTATTCCAGCCCGACGGCGCGCGCGTCGTTCACGACTGGCATTGCGACTGACGCCACCGCCGTCTACTTCAAGATCGAGGACGACGGGACCAACTTTATCCTGTCTGCCTCGCCGGGCGGTGAGGCAGGAACCTACGTCGTCGTGCACTCGGTCAGCCGCACGGCGTACCTGGCGGACTACAACCAGATTGGCTTTGCCGCTGATGCCTTCAATGGGTCCAGCCCCGACCGCGATTGCATCCTGGCGATCCAGCACTACGGGTCGGCGGCCCCGACGTATGCCGCCGGGTCGGCCAACGGCGTCGGCGGGACGACCGACCACGCATCGCTGACCTCGCTGGGCTGGACGCAGAGCGGCCACACCGGCACGGCGTCGACCGTCGCCGCGTTTGACGGGGCGGGCGCCGCGGTGACGCGCGCGGCCGGAACGACGGGCCTCGCGCTCCTCGACGACGCGACGCAGGCGGACGCGCGGACTACGCTCGGCCTCGTGCCGGGCACGGACGTGCAGGCCTACGACGCGGGGCTTGCGAGCCTGGCGGGCGTCGACACCGCGGCTGACCTGGTGCCTTACACCACGGCCGCGGCGACCTGGGCGGCGACTACCCTGACCAGCTACATCCGCGGCCTCCTCGACGACGTAGACGCCGCGACGGCGCGGGGGACGCTGAGCGCGATCTCCGGCTGGACGGTGACGGTCGACGTGCAGTCCGGGACCTCCGGCACCTACACGGCGCCGGCGGGGGCCGTGGTCGCGATCGTGGACCTCTGGGGCGGCTCCGGCGGCGGCGGCGGGGGCGCGCGTCAGGACGCGGCGACTACCTGCACCGGAGGCGCGTCCGGGCAGGCCGGAGAATGGCTCAGGTGGGTGGATAGTCCTGCCGCCATCAACGGGCTCTCGTGGTCCGGCGGCGCCGGCGGCAGTGGGGGCGCGGGGCGGACGGGAAGCACCGGAGCCGGTATCGCGGGCGGGGCGGGGTCGGACTCGACGTTCGCGGGGCGCGTGGCCGGTGGCGGATCTAGCGGCGGCGGCGGTTCGGCGACCGGCGCGTCTCTCGGCGGGGGATGCGGGACGACTGGCGCGCCCACTGCCACCGCTACTCGCACTGCATACCGCACGGGCACCGCGCTTGTTGCCGGCAAGGCTGCAGCATTGGCGGTGCCTGGGGTCGGGTCTGCTGCCGCCACAACCGCGCAACGCGGCATTGACGCTACGGGCGGCGGTGGCGCGTCTGGTGGTCATGGCGGGTCGATGTCGACCACGGCAGCTGGCGCCGGTGGTGACGGTGGCGCGCAGGGTTCGACGGCTGGTGGTACGGGGGGCGCAAACACCGGTGCGGCTGGCGGCAATGGCACCACGCCATCAAGTGCTTGGCTGCCAGGTTCGGCTGGCGGCGGCGGTGGTGCCAATCAGACGGGGGCGGGCGGCGCGGCGGGCACGCCAGGTCGCGGATGTAGTGGCGCTGGTGGAGGCGCGGGCCGCACTGGTAACGGGGCAAACGGGTCTGCCGGCGCGGACGGTGGATGCTGCATCCGCACGATTTGCATCACGGCGACGGCGTAGGAGAGGCGATGCGCGTGGCACTGGTGCGGGACGGGGTCGCGGTGGCCATCATCGGTGGCGTGCGCGCGGATGGTGCGGGCGGCTGGTGTGTCGACGGCGGGACCTCGGATGGCCGCCCCTGGACACCGCCGTCTGAGTACGGGCCGGTGTCCGTCGTCGAAGCGGGTCCTGCTCAGCTGAGTTGGCTGTATGACGGGTCGACCTGGTCCTCTCCCGGGTTGTCTCACGATGCGGCGCTGGCGGAAGTGGGCGCGATTTCCGCAGCTCGGCTCGAGGCTGGGGCGGTTCATCGCAACGTGCGGTTTCCGCTCGACACTGACTCGCGGGTGGATTGGCTCGGGCTGCTCGTCATGGCGTCCGCCTTGCCGCTCCCCGTCCGGGTCGTTGGTCTCGATGGATCGGTGGAGCTGACGACAGTGGGCGAGATCCACGACGCGGCGCACGACCTGGCGCTGTACCGCCTGCTGGTGCAGGAGGGCTCGGCGAGGGCCCGCCTCGCCATCGCTGCGGCGTCGACCGATGTGGAGCGTGCTAGCATCGTGGCAGCGTATCGGGAGGATTCATGACCTCGCTCGTCGTGACGATGCTGGGCCTGGTGGCGGCACACCTCGGGCGCGCGCGGTCTGATGTGGCCGACCTCGGGGTGCCGGCCGCGCTGGCGGTCGGGCTGGCGCATCCTCCCGCGCGAGATGTGGCGCTCGGCGTGGCGATGGTCATCGCGGCGCTGGCTGGCGGGCGCGCGCTGTACCAGATGCAGGCGGCGCGACGGCTGATGGACGCTGACCCGGAGGCGGCACCCACTCAGCATGGCAACATCATCATCCGCCGGCATCGCCGGCAATGGGCGGTGGACCTCAACGAGCAGCTGCGGCGGGTAGACTCCATCCGCGTGACCGTGATGGACTCCGCTGCAACGGCGCCGCCGATGCCGCGCCCGGGGAGGCACGATGGCACCATCGCAGGCTGATGTGCTGGCAATTCTGCGGGAGCTGGTCCTCGAGCTGCAGCAGCAGCGGCAGGCGATTCAGGAGCTTGAGCAGGCGACCTGGATTCGGTACGCTCAGGAGATCGGCCGCTCCACCATCCCGGGCGGGATGCGGGTAGACGTGCTGCTGGTGCTCGGGGCGGCCGGCGCCACGGGTATCCTCGGGGTCCAGGGCGACACCATCGCCCGCATCGCGGCGTCCCTCGCTGGGCCGGTGGCGCCCTGATGCTCAGGCGGGCGGTGGAGCAGGCTGTGCGGCTGCATGCGACCCCGGAGCCGCAGATGGACCAGTGTTGCGTGTTCGCCCGGCTGGTGCTGCGCCAACTGTACGGCGCCGCGGCGGTCGACCGCGCGCCGGTGGCGGACTGGCACTTGTGGGACGTGGCGCGCCCGTGGTCTCCGGTGGAGGCGGCGCAGCTGGCGGGCATCGCGGTGTCGGTGTCGCTGCCTCCGGCAGTCGCCACACCGAAGCCCGGCATGCTGCACCAGTGCCAGGGGTGGCGGGGGACGCCGGGGGCAGCCGGTGTCACCGGGCACACCTGGCTGTGGTGGGCGGTGTCCGAGACGGCGGGACTGCAGATTGACTCCGCCGCGCCTCCATTTCGCGCTGCACCCGCCATCCAGCTTCGGCCGCGGATGTGGGCGGATGTGGTGGCGCCCTACCGGTTCGGGGTGGCAGTCGCGGTGCTAAAGCAGGTTTGACCTGCTACCTCGGCGGACGCTAAAAAAAGTTATCGGAAACCCTTGTCGGCCACGGGTTCGCGTCATACAGTATCTCCATCGGACGGCAACGAACGCCGCCGACGGAGCGACACCATGACCCCGACCACTGCGACCGCGTACTACACTATGATCCTCGGCGACCGGACGGAGCTCGACGTGGCGACCGACGCCCGCGCGGCCGGCGCCTCGATCCACGACTACCTCGTCGACGCGCACGACGCCGCGGTGTCCGTCGGCATGGTCGCCACCGATGAGTGCGACGCGTGGCTCGACGCAATCGAGACCCGCGTGATGGCGGCCTGGGACGGGTCGTCGGTGGTCGAGGTCGAGATCGAGGTAGCTGGCGCGACGTACGGGGCCCGCGTCGACCGCGGCGCGGCCACGACTCTCCGCCCCGTGGTCCGCGTCTCGATCAGCCGCAATGGTGTGTACGCGGGGTCGGGCTGGTGGGATGACGCGATCGTCGACTGCCCCGCCGACCTTGGCGACGACGCGTTCAATGCGATTGACATTGCGATCCGCGCGGCGCTCGCGTGACGCGGCGACCTGGCCGCCCGTCGTTCGCCGACCGTACCGCGGTCCGCTCGGAGATCGTCGCCGTCCGGCTGACGCCGGCCGAGCGCGACGAGCTCGAGCGCCGAGCAGAACTGCAGCTCACGTCCGGCGGCGAGCTGCTACGACGAGCCGCGCTGCAGCCGCCCAGCGACCCAGGCAAGGCGGACGGCGAGCCCGACGTCTGATGCCAGCGGCGGTTGGGCGTGGTCCACGATGGCCATCGCCACGGCCGCCAGTGCCCGCCCCTCGGACGTGCGCCCGGCTTCTATGTCGAGCAGCTCCACCGCCAGCAAGCGGCATCCTGCCCGCCATGCGTAGGCCGCGGCGTCCAGCAGCTCCTCGCGCAGGTCCAGCTCCGGGTCTCGCCCGTCGTCGTACTGCAGGGGCTGGCCGTAGCGCGCGAGGCCCACGGCGCGGCGCTCGACACACACAGCGTGCAGCGGGTGGCCGGAGCCGATGTGCTCAATCAGCTCCTGCCACACGTCCCCGTGCCCGCCGCTTGGCTCCGGCTGGGTAGGGCGCAGCCGGCCGACCTCCTGCTCAAGCACCCGGACCCGTTCCACCGCTTCGTCGCGCTCGAGGCGCAGAGCGTCGACCAGCGCGCGGATGGCGGTCTGCGCCTCCGCCGCCAGCCGCAGCTGCTCGACACGGTCCCGCACCTCGGACCACGTCGCATCCGCGCTCAGGCCGGCGGCGGTGGCCAGCGTCCACACGTCACGCGCGTTCATCGTGTCTCCCATCCCAGCCGCACCCGCCATCGGACCGGCGGCGCGTGCAGGTGGCCGCGCCGTCGATGTATTCGACGACGCGCCCGTGGCACCGCTCGCACGGCTCGGGGCGGGTGCGCCGCCCGTGGGCCGCCAGGATGACCAGCCGAGCCGCCTCGTGGGCGCCGAGATGGTCACCCACCGGCGCCGGGTCTCGCCACTCGTCACCATCCGTCCAGCCTCCGGGGCGCATGCCGCACGCCGCCACCCAGGTCAAGGGCGGCCGCCGAGCGCGACGAGGTACGCGCGCAGCTGCGCGGTGCTCATCGTCGGCAAGGCTTCCAGCGTCAGCCGCAGCGTCTCCTGCGCCTCCGTGTGCTCGGGAACCTCCACCTGGATGCCCGCCGTCTGCAGCGCTGCCCGCACCTGGTCCGGGTCCCTTTCGATCTGCAGGACGTGGCTCCGGGTCAGCAGGTCTGCCGCGGAGCCCCGGGCCGGGGGGATGGGGGGCGGCTCCCGTTCGGCTTCGGCGACGGCAAGCTCGGGCATCCACCCGGCGCGCGCGAACCGGCGCACGATCTCGCGCAACACCCGCACGTCCGAGACGCAGTGGTCCACGATGGACTGCCGGTCCCCGTTGGCCCACAACGCCGACACGTCCTTTCCATTCACGGTGTCGGCCACTTCGATGCCGAGAAACCGCGCAACCTCCACCTGCCGACCGATGGCGCGCGAGTCCCACCGCAGCCAGGGCCCGCGCGCGTCGATGTGCAGCGGGTCGCCCCACGGGCGCGGGATGACCATCCGGCGGGCGAGGTTCCACAATCCGTGGCGCAGCGCCCGCTTGCCCAGGAACTGCCAGCCGAACTGGCCGTTCCAGCTGACGATCGGCAGCGTCCACCGGTCAACGTTCTCGGTGGCCTTGCTCGGACCCGCGCAAAGCACGCGCTCAACCAGCTCGAGGAGCTTGCGTTCGCCCTCTTCGTCGCCGGTCACGTTGCTGAGCACCCGCGGATCGCGGTCGCCGATGGCCATGCCGACGCACAACACGATGCCACCGAGTAGCGGCTCAAGGCTGGACTGCTCCCGCAGCTCCGCCTCCTGCGTCTCGACCTTGTCCGCCACCCAGGCGGCGCGCTTGTCCGCGTCCTTGATGTTGCGCGGCGGGACCAGGTCTTCGACCTCGCGCAGCATCCACGGGTAGGGCGGCTGCTGCAGCGTCTCAATGTCGAGGTAAATTGGCGTTCTCATCGGACCTCCTGACGCCTCAACCCGGCCGCCATGACGCGAGCCGGGAGAGGAACCGCCCGCCGCTGGTGCCCGTCCCCGGAACGACAGCGGAGGCACCAGCGGGGGCGGGTCAGAACGGGACTTCTTCGTCAAGCTCCGCGGCCGGCTCGGGCGCCGCGGCGGGCTTCGGCTTCGGCGCCGACTTCGCTGCCGGCTTGGCGGGCGGCGGGGCCTCGGGCGTGCTGATGCGGGGCGCAACAACCTTAAGCGGCTGCACGTCGCGCTCGTCAAGGGGGTTGAACTGCTCGGCGCGTTCCGTCGCGCCGACCTGGTCGGCGGTCAAGCGGTCGCCGCGGTCGACTTCGTAGCGGGTCTTCAGGCCGACGCCCGCGCGCGACACGGTGTAGACGCGGTCCTCGCCGTTCTTCTCGACCTTCTGCGCGAGCTTGGCGAACGTGCCGGAGCCAAGCCGAAGGATGCGGCACCGGTGCTGGTCCGTGTCCCACACGCAGCACACGACCTTTTCGTTGCGGTCGGCACCATCGGTGCCCGGCGGGACCTTTGCGCCGTCGCGCCAGTAGGTCACCTCCAACCCGGGCTCCGGCATGTTCAACGTGGTGAAATTGATGCTGTCGCCGTCCTCGAGCTTGACGTACTTTCCGTCATTGCCGCTAGCCCTCACCGCGCGGCCGTAGTCTCCAAAACGTCCCATCGTCTACTCCACTCTGATGCCCGGTGACCGCCGGGCGCGGGTCAGATTTCGCGGGACCACACGGCCCGCAGGTGTTCGGCAGTGTCGTCCAGCAGGCCGGCTGCCACCTGCTCGTCCAGGTCGGTGCGGTACCACACCTCGCCGGCCTCGACGCGGTGCATGACGATCAGCATGTAGCCGCCATCCTGGCCGACTCGACGGTCCAGCACATCGCCCACGGCGTTGATCAAGTCACTGAGCTCGCGCTGTCTCATCGGGCACCCGTCGGCGGCCACGGATGGCCACCACGCTGGGCATAGCGCCGAGCCGCAGTGTACGCCGCTTCTTCGTGGTCATAGGCCCGCCACCAGTCCGGGGACTGGTCTGCCAAGCGGCGGTAGGTCAGCCCCGGTCGCTTGTCGAGCTCAAGCTTGGCGGGCGGCTCAAGCGGGACTTCGGCGGCGGTGCCAAGCCGCCAGATGGGGGCATCGCCCAGCGGCTCCACACCCACGCGCCAGACCAGCGCGTCATCCTCTGCAAGCGCCAGCAGGCTGGCGACGTTGCGGCGGTCGCGGCCGGTGTGCTCGGCAATCTGCCGAGCCGTCGCATCGCCGAGCGTTCGGAGGCTGTCGAGCACATCCCAGCGGGCCACGGACATACGCTTCATTTCCGCACCCACACCGACGGGAAGTCCTTGACGACCAAGCGCCACACGATGGCGGGCGGCCCCTCGGACACCTTGCGGCGTCCAGCGCGCTCAATCAGCCCAACTTTCTCGGCGCGCATCACAACCGAATACATGGTTTTCTTGCTGCGATTGAGTGCCGCCACAATGGCGGGCATCGTGGCTTCTCCGCCATTCCGCCGCATGTAGTCAAGCACCTGCCATCGAGCGCGACGCATATCAAGCACGGCAGGGTCAGGCTCAGAGACCAGCCCGGTGCAGGTGTAGCGATAGGCGTAATCGCCGTCGGGGATGGACACTGCGACCCGGGTCACCAGCTTCTGGTGGAGCATGCGCCCGATCATGCGGCCGATGGTGCCCTGATCACGTCCGGTGTCCTCTGCGATCTGGCGCAGCGTCGCGCCACCCAGCCGCTGGATGGTGTCGAGCACATCCCACTGCGCGGTCGTCACCGGTCACCCCGACGGGTCAGCGCCTGCCACCAGCGCTCCCGGATGCCATCCGGCGCGAGGCCGTAGGCCGTGCACACGGTCAGGATGATGCACCAGGCCACGATGTGGTCACCCACGGCGCACCTCAAAGGGCATGCTGTCGCGGCGGCGCTTGGCGCTGTCGAGCCACTTGGACGCGGCCTGCAGCGTCGAGGTCGAGTCCGGGTGGTGCAGCATCGCAGAGATAATGACCTCCGCCTCAAGCACGTCGCCGGTGATCAGCGCGATGCCGTCAGCGTCGGCTGGATAGCCGGCAAGTCGCAGCGGAATCAGGTTCATGGTCGTTCCTCCTGGCCATGTTCTACTGCGACTGCGAAACGGCGTCAAGCGGTTGCTAAAAATATTCGACGGTGTTATACCCGGAAGAGGAGGGTGTATGGCCGACGACGTCCAGATTGGGGTCCGAATGCCGCGGGAGCTGGTCGCCGCGATCGAGAGGATCGCGGCTCGGGAGCACCGGACGGTGTCCGGGCAGGTCCGCGCGTGGGTCCAAGCCGCGGTGCAGGCCGACGAGTCCCGGCTCCGCGACCAGCGCGCGCAAGAGGACCGCCTTGAGCGGGACCGGTGGGGGGAGCCATGACCCCCGACCCGAACGCCCTTGCCCGCCGCGCCGTCGCCTGCCGCCGGTGGCGGTGGATGCCTGGGATGCGCTACCTTGTGCCGCGCGCCGCACCGCTCGAGTCGCTCGTCGGCCGGGTCCCGGACCTCACGCGGGGCTGGACTCGCCCCCCGGGGATGCTCCCCGACCTGTCCGACCCCGCCACGCTGGGGTGCATGCTCGCCCTCGTGCGGGAGGCGTGGGATGACCCTCGACTGGTCGCCATCTACTGCGAGGCCTGGAACCTCGGCCAGTCCGAGGGATGGGCCGTCCAATGTACGGACAACCGCCTGCCCGTGGCGGGCGAGGACTACCCGAGCGAGGCCGAGGCGCTGGTCGCGGCCCTGGAGGGTGCCCCGTGACCCGAGCCCTCGGCGACGCGTACTACACGCCGGCCCACGTCGCGGCCCGGTGCGTCCGGTGGCTCGCTCCGCGGATCCCGAGCGTCCGGACCATCGTCGAGCCATCGGTCGGCGCGGGCGCGTGGGTACGGGCCGCTCGGGCGGCGTGGCCGGATGCGGTGGTCGACCGGTACGACGTGTCTCCGGACGCGGCTGGCCTCACGCTCGACGTGGGCCCGCAAGATCGATCCGTCATCGCCGACTGGACCCTGCCTACGGATGGTC